CAATAACCTTTGGTGCCAGCGCAACAGTAACATCCTGACCTGGGGCAATCTTTGTTAGCGCGTACTTGACGCCACGCATGGCATTGATTGCCCTGCCAGCAAAAATGGTCGGGTCAATAAATCCGGCACCAATGCTCAGTGCGCCTGATGCCCTCTCACGCCAAACCGTGCCAGACCCAAGATCACCAAAAAACGAGTTGTAAAGAACCGGACCTGTAGTTCCAAGATTCGCCTCATCAATCTTTCTAGCAAGTTCCATCAACTGCGGGTTAGAATCTGCCGCGTAAAGAAGTTGACGGAAAATAAGCCCAGCATCGTCTGTGGCGTACTTGTCCATAGCCATGACTTCGCCAACGTGATCCTCGGCATTGTTTGCCTGCGCCTTGGCAATGTCAACCATGATGTCAACAGCGAGAGGATCGTACTCTTTCTTTAGCCGGTCAATGCTGTCCTGGTCGAAGTTTCCAGCCTCAAAGTTACCCCAGCCGATAACGTTTCTCTCGGACGGTGGGGTAAACGGGTTGACCTGCATGGAGAAGCGGATACCCTGCTGGCCCTCTTCCCAGATGGTTTGAAGTGCTTTGAGTGCGGCACCGCCACCAGCAGCAAGGGCGTTGATGAAAACGTTTCCCTCGCCCTCTTCAATTGTGGCAAGGCCGCTAGCAATCTTTTCGGCAACAATATCGCCAATCGCGGCACGCATAAGAGGATTCGCTGTAGCCATAATGTTGCGCTGACGAATCTCGTCACTTGTTGACAAGATCATTTCAGCAGCCTCATTGGCCGCAACATAGTCAACTAGGCGGGCAATGTCCTCTTCGTTGACATCCTCACCGTTCGCTTGTGCCTGGACTACAGCGTCAAGAAGAGTCGGGTACGTTCCAAGTTTACGTATCTTGTTCCGGTCAACACGCCTAGCAATAGACTTACGGACAGAATCCTCGGCCTCTTGTGACCAAAACTCAGACCCAAGTCTGCGCACAGCGGTCTGTGTAGTAGCGTCCTCGTACTGTGCCGCAAGTTCAGGGTTCTTCGCGTACTTCAGGAATCGAAGAACATTCTGTCCTTCAATTTGACCCTCAACAAGTTCACGCTCGGCAATCGCCCTGTCGGAAAAGTCCTCTTCCGGCATGAGGTCAACGGGTGCCTGCTTGCGTAACTCTGAAGCAAACTGCTCAACCCTAGGCCACGGATTCCTTGGACTGTACTTTGTGGGATTCTGCGCTTTGGCTTCTTGTTCAAGCCTGTCTGCGGACTTTGCCACTACCATCCTCTACGACGAGCAACTTCCAGCAGGTAACCCACTGAACCGTCACTGTCGTAAGGTAAAAGTTTCAAAAGCGTGTCAGAAAGATTCACGCTACGCATAGGGCTACGCATCGGCGGGGGTCCGTCGCCTGGACCAAACGGTGCACCGGCAGTCACTGGCTCATCTGGTCTCTGCGTGGGAGAAAACAGCGGCACCGGACCCTCACCACCACCACGCGGTTGACGTGGGCGAGGTGCACGAGCAGTCGTCTGACCAGCAGCCGACATCGGTGCAGCAGCCTGCATCGTGTTAAACTCAGCATTCTCCCCATACGGCATACCAGTCATAGTTGCCTGAGTCTGCTGGGGGCCACCATCCGTGCGCTGCGACAACTGACCAGGACCAGAAACAGGAGCCGGGTTACGGGGAGTACGCTTACCACCCTGACCGTTAGCCATTATCCTCATCCTCCACATAGACGATACGCGGGTCCACAAGTTCCTTCTCAGGAACCGGACCGAACTCGTCTTCCTCTTCGTCATCTTCCACAAGAACACCGTACTGGGCCAAAGTCATCATCGACTGGTCCAGCAGTCTGTTCATGCGAGTGATCATGTCATCAGCAACATCAGGTGACCAAGCGACACCTTGGGCGACAATCGCCAAATGCAGGTCAAGGTAGGCAACATGCACACTCATATCCCTCGCTGGAATCTTCATCACGTTGCCCTTTCCCTTAAACTACTTCGTTCCGCTACCCTTGGTTCCCTTGACGTGCACGCCCTGCTTGATCAGATCAGCGTTGGACGCCTTGCTGCCTGCTGCACCCTTAATCGGGGCTGAGACATGCGGCTTACCGTGCGTTCCCTTATTGGGCTGTGGCATTACTGCTCCTCTACCATTTGACTTTATCAGCCCAATACGCGGCTGACATTTTACCTTTTTGAATGTTCTTAGCGTGACGTGCCTTAAATGATGCCTGCCGCTTCGTTGGCTGCCTGTCACCAGTGACACCTTGCTGCCCGAAACGGATCGTCTTAACCTGCGAACCCTCCTTAGCCACAACAACATGCGACTTAGTGGGGTGATTCGGTGTGCGCTTCGGCTTGTTGTAGCCAGACACACCGGCACGCTTCAAACGCGGGTCAGGCTTACTTGCCATTATGCGGCCTCTTCTTGTGATACGCCTTACTAGCCTTAATAGCCTCTTGCTTCGACTTCGCACCAGACTGCTTAGTCACGTTGATACGGCCACCCTTACCCTTAGGATGCTCCACAACGTAGTCACCGGACTTGTTCTTCTTGAACGTGTGCTTAACCCCGGTGATCTTCCTAACGGCCACGAGCAGCCCTCATGTTATCCACAGCATTCGGGTACTTACGTCCAGCCTTCTTCGCTGCAGCCTTAGCCTTAGCCTTCTGAGCGGGCGACAGTGGGGTGGACTTCTTCTTCGGGTTCGGCTTCTCCCACACGGGCTTCTTACTTGCCACGCTTCTTCGCCTTCTTCTTAGCCATGCCAGCCTCAGACATTGCGATAGCGACAGCCTGCTTGCGGGACTTCACGACCGGACCCTTCTTGCCGGAGTGCAGCGTGCCTTCCTTGAACTCCCGCATAACCTTGCGGACTTTCGCCTGCTTCTTAGCGGCCACGACCTTTACCCTTCGGCTTGTTCTGGGGATTGGGTTTACCCCAAAGGCCAGCGAGATACTTCTCGTAATCAGCCGTACTCATAAACGGCTTCCCACCGCTAGGCTTCGGCTTTGGCTTGGGCTTCGGGTTACCCTTGGACATTTTACCAGGCATTACTGGTCCTTTGACGGCTTCGCCAGGGGCGACACGGTAGTCTTAACGTTAGGCATCACGGAAGAATCCTCAGGATGGTTACCGTCCCCACCGGCCTTACCAGTAGGGTCCATCCAGCAGCCACATGAAATGCACATAGTTACTTCTTCTTCTTCTTGGCGGCAGCCTTCTTGACGGCCTTCTTCGGCATTTCCTTCATCATCGGCTTCATCGACTTGCCAGCCTTCTTACCGTACATCATGCTGCTCCTAGATAGGTAGGCGGCGAGAAATACCCGCCGACAACTGAGGTTGACCACCAGCGCCCAAAGACGCCATAAGCATCTGCAAATCGGGGCGACCACCAGCAGCCATGCCAGCCTGACCAGCGGCAACACCACGAAGAAGCCCACTAGACGACAAGCCCTCTAGGTTTTCACCTGGACCACCGGGGGGAGCCTCACCAGGGGTGCCGACCATCCCTGCGGCTTCCGCACCTAGGGACTCAACCCCCGGCGGTACAGGCATCTCCTCAGGCATAAACGCCTCAGACACAACCTCTTCAATAGGTTTGCCCTTTTGACGGCCAAGGATAATCGCGGACAGGCGTGATAGAATCTCGCCAGGGTCTTGACCCGCTTGTGCGAGAACGGGAATAGCCTGGGCGTACCCGGCTACAGCCTGCTTCAATGCGTCGCGCATCTCTTCGATATCGACGCGCTGCTCCTCCTCGGATGCGTTCAAGGCGAATGGCATTTGTCGCCTGAGGAAGTCGCGCGAAATCAGGCGGTCACCGCGAGCCTGCAAACCAAACACCAGTGCACGGTTCGGGTCCAAACCGGCCATGAGGCCATACTGGACATCAACCGTGTGGTCGCCCTTAATATCAGTATCGGGGCGGTAACGGATCTCGTACGGTGTGCCGTCAGCGTTTCCACGCAACGTCTTTGTCTCGCTGCCGAAAAGTGCTTCGTCAACGAGGAAAGCCTTACGCACCAGGTTCTGCAACGTCTTAGCGAACATTGCCTGACCCGTGCGGATCTGGGTATCGAACCCTGACATGAGGGACTGCACGCCACGGCCAGTGACAATACTGCCCTCAACCTCACCCGTCCTAGCGTTCGGGTAGCGGGAGCCCTGACGCAACTCTTGGTCAAGGAGCCCCTGCTGGGCGAACGCGGCCTGCGGAACCTCAATCGGTACGCGGCGCACACGCTCACCATTAGCGGTACGGATAACAGCATCCGGCCCTAGGGAGAGTTCCTGCGCGTCAGGCGGCAGAACGATAGGTGCCTGCACGCTCTTGGTTGCCGCCTCCAGTGACAGGAGGGCGAAACGTGCCTTGGCGACCTGTACGGCGAGAACGTCATCAAACTGCCCGTGCGACTGTGTATCGACACCGGGGCGTTGTGTCCATTCGATCAGGCATTCCCCGATGGGGTTCTTTGCCTGCTCCAGAATGATACCGTTGCGGGTCGGCAGGAACAGCATGTCCACGTCACGGTCGTGGTAGCGGACAACCTCAATCAACTCCAGCCCAGTGGAGGACTGTCGGATGATTGACTCTGCGTGCGGGTACATGGCGACAAGTTCGTCACGGTTCTTGTAGAACGAGAAGAACCCGGCCTTGCAGAAACCCCAACGGTCAAACACGGGGTATGCGCCCACGGAATCCATGAACGTGATGCGCGGCATACGGTCGTCGGCGTCAATCTCAATCATCGCCGGGACGAAACCGTACGTGAAATACCTGTCCGTCGCGGTGTACATTTGACGCTGCAGGTCAGAGAAGTCAATGTAGCCGTTCACGATCCTGGTGCGCTTCTCAGCGAACCGGCGACCGGAATCCGTGATCATCTTGGATGACGCACAGTTGAACGCGGGTAGCGGGGCAAGCACCTCGGCGAGGTCACGGGCCGCGACATCGACCATGTTCGCCACGATGCCCTGATCGAACGGGCCGTCAGGGAACAGGTCAGGGTACACGTCCCTCATGCGGCCTTGGCGGACAGCAAGAACCTGCTGCATCTTGCCGTCACGTTCAGCGAACTGTGCCTTGATGCGGTTGTAGTGTGCGCTCACATCGCGGATACGCGCATTGGTGGGTTCACCAATCGCCGTAATGTCGCCGTAATTGATACTCAAACGCTTCTCCTACGCTCCGATGGGGTTCCATGCCCCTGCTGCTTCAGCCTCCAACAGGCTGACGGTGCGCTGCTGGTCCCTATCCCACTTAGTCAAGAACGGGTTGTTTACGTGCGTGCGGGTGTAGTTCGATGCCAACATAACCCGGTCCCTGCAGGCAAGTTCAGCGAACCACAGGGCCATCACGATGTCTGTCTTCTGGTTCTTCGGCGCGTCAGGGTGCCACGTCACCAGTTGCTCCACGAGCGACTTCGCCGCCTCGTTGCCGTGCGTAGATGGAAGTTCAATAAGTTGCCGCTTGTCCTCCCACCCGTTGAAGAGGGTGGTCATGGAGGCGACACCGAAATCTGCGTCGTGCTTGTTTTGGCCGGTGAAGTGGGGGCGAATCACCGTGCCCCGTGCCGCACAGAACTCGTTAATCTCACGGTCGTGCACCAGGAACCCTTGGAAGCCGTTACGTTCAATACGCCACTCAATAATCTTGTAGCGTTCCGTCCACGAACGGATCATCTCCCGCATGGCCTCAGGTGTGATACCTGGCTTGTTGTACACGTCCAGCACGTACCGGCGCTGGTTCTGGATATCTAGGCCGACAACTACGGCGGCAGTGTGACCTGAGGTTGCGGGGTCAAGACCTGCCACGATGATCAAACCGTCCATGCCGTTCTCGCGGCAGTTCACCATGCCCCTGGGTATCGGGCCGGTCATGCGGTTGCCGTTGATGGCGGTACGGACAGCCTCGCCGTTGAACACCGCGTCATCGGCTACCTGCTGCTGCTGGTACACCATCGCCCACGCGCGAGGCGAAACCCTACGGCGTTTCTGTGACAGTCGGGGACCATCCCACTTCGGGAACAAACCGTCAACGTCAGGTTCGACACCGCGAGTACCAGGCTCCGGCTGATTGCTCCTGGGCCACAACGTAACCCAGTCGTCGGCTTGGTCAGAGAAGTCCAGCACGGCAGGCATCGACAGGTACGACCACGGCGATTCCTCATCAGGGTACCTGTGGGGGTCACGAAGTTCCGAATACAAATCCTTAGACGCCAGACGGGTACCCACGATCAGCATAGAACCCGTAGCCGACACGCGGGAGATAACCTCAGCCTGCAGCCAGTCAATCTGCTTATCGTACTCGTGGGCGTTCGTGAGATCCACGCAGTCATCCATGATGATCAAATCAGCACGGGCACCGTAAATGTGGCCCCGGATACCCAGGGCCTGAACCGTGGGGTCCTTCTCGCCAGAGTCACGGGCGTCATCAGAAATGTAGATCATCGACTGGTTCCACGCCTCAGAGTTCTTATCGAACCCCCCAGACGGGCCGTAGTCCGCGATCATCTCATCATAGCGGGGATGCGTCAAACGGGTCTTGATGGCGTACAGCATCTTCTTCGCCATCTCAGCCGTCTTACTGACCACGATCACCCTGATGTTCGGGTCCATGCAAATGCGGTACACCACATAGTTGATAGTGATAGAAGTCGTCTTGGCGTGTTCGGGTGGCATGTTCACCATCACCAGGTCACGCTCACCAGGCTCAAACACCATCGACGGGTGCACCCAAGAAGGCTCACGGCCCTCAATCAAATCCACCACATTCCCCATGTGAGGGAACACCCTGGCGTCCAGGTACTTCTCGGAGAACTCAGGGAACGGCATCCAGTCCCGTTCACGCGGCCCAGAGATACGCTCCAGAGACCTGATCCGCTCAACGGCGGTCACGAAATCCTTATCGTCCCGCCGCCACCTCTCATAGGTGGAACGGTTACGGCCAACAGCCTGAATCGACTGCTCCACGTTCAAGCCACGCTGGAAGTTCCTCAGGAACTCCTGCTTCGCGGCCTCAACAGTCTGGCCTGTCTTCCGACCAGCACGAGCGGCCAAAGTTTCAAACCTTCCGGTATAAGCCAAGACAGGCACAGGAAGAGTCTTGGCAGGTAATAGTGGGGGAGGAGGGACGTACCTTTAAGGGGAGTCCCGACGAGCCCACCCCCATAGCCACGGCGCCCGGGATAGTGGCTACCGTGGCGCAAGGTGGGTGGTAACCTTAGTGGACACCCACCGCCGCGCCCCTCCCCTAAAGTCCGGGGCGCTCTTGGGACGGGGGTTCGTAGCGCCCGAAGAACCCCCTATATATATATATCCTCGTTTTTTCTGGTTTTTCGGACACCAAAAAACAAAACTTAACCAAATCGTTACAATTAAATACTACCAAACCAGGGTAAAATAGGACAAACCTCAACCACACATGTAGAGTCAACAATGACAATATCAGACATAACCAAACCCCCCTTATATATATGTTAAGTTAACGTCAGTAGTTAAAAAGGAGGGGTCAAGTTTGCGTGTTATCCACAGGTTTTCCACAGGTTATCCACATATCCACACCGTTATCCACAGCATACCCCACCCACTAGGTAGGGAATAGGTCCAATACCCCACAAAGACAGTAGGAATACAGGGAATACAGGCGTCGGCAGACTAGCCGCGGGGTAGTAGCTCTTTGTCCACAGCCTGTGGATATTGGGGTGACGGACACCACATGTGGAGTGTTGTCGTTGTCCTTGACAGGGACAAGGACGACGTGCCATGATGCTGTCATGCCCTCAAGGTGGGGGTGAGACAGAGAGAGGTGACGGGATGACCACCAGGGAGATGGCCGGGATGATCGGTCAGGAGTTCGGACTGACGGAGGGACCTTTCCGGTTCCGTGTTCTCGTGGATGACGTGAAGGTGTCTTATGGGACTCCTCGCGCCTACGTGTCGCCGGTTGGCGGGAGTGGTTGGGCTTGGGTTGCTGCAGATCGCCTGTCAGAGTGGGAGGCGTGATCATGGACATGTGCCCCAACTATGGAGGATACTACAAGGGCGGACCGTTCGGTCGTCGTCCTGGTGCGCTTGCGGAGTCTGCGCTGTTCGCGGCCAATCTGCGTGCGCTGTTCGCGCTCGCGTCGTGCTCGTATTGTGGCGCGAGGGAGGGTGAGTGGGTTAGCCTGTCGCATGAGCGTGACGGGGTATTTTCGTGTGAGCGTTGCCGCTAGGTGACTAGTCTGGCCCTAGGACGTGTGCCTAGGTCCGGGCGGGCTACCTAGCCTGATCGAACAGACAGAGAGGGGAAGGTCGTGAGCATTCGCGCGATCTATGTAAAAGCACCCAACGACACTAACGGAAACCCCCGACGTGGCTTCCTGTTCCTGGAAGATGACAGCCCCGCATGGTTCGAGCCGGAGGGATACGGGGGGGTGCATGAGATTGCGAGCCATCGCGGGCAATATCTCA